AGGGAGTAACACCACCGGCGCAGAATACAGACCCTACACCGGCAACAGGAGTTGGCAAGGCCAATACACCTGCACAGGGAACAGATGGCGGAGAGGATATCTACAAGGGTATGCATCCGGCAGTAAGAGCAGAGCTTGAGAACTTAAAGAAGTTCAGAGAGGCAACAGAGGAGCGTGAGCTTGAAGGCGTTGCCAAAAAGTATGAAATCATCGGAAAGAAGAAAGAGGAGCTTGTGCCGGTGCTCAAAAACCTGAAAGCTGCAGGAGGCACAGCATACACAGATATGATTGCTGTACTCGATGGTGCAGTTGCGGCCGTTGAGAAATCCGGTGCTTTTACTGAAATTGGTAAATCCGGTGGAGCTGGCACAACAGATGGCGCAGCATGGTTAAAGGCAGAAACCAAGGCGGCAGAGGTTATGAAGTCAAAGAATGTGACAAAGGCACAGGCACT